GAGGTTAAAGAGTCTGACCCTTTGGTCTAGGCAGGGATAGCATCCACTACCTCATTGCTCGCTTGAGCATTGAGACGGCTATCCCTCCACAAGATTTAATTGATTTAGATCCATCGATGCTCCAGATGATACTGAGAGCGTTGAAAGACCGAGCGAAGGAGCAGCAAGATGCCTACAGAGCTAAAAGGCGCTAGTGCGCTTCGTAAGGCTCTAAAGCAATTCTCACCTGATCTCGATAAAGAAGTCCGAGGCGAGATGGTCGGATTCTTGCAGCCCTTAGTCAAGAAGGCTCGCGGATTCATGCCAGCCAATTCTAGTATTCCCTCTGGCTGGGTCGGTAAAAGCGAGGAAGGTAAATTCCCTAAGTACGATGCGGCTACTGCGCGTCGAGGCGTAGGCTATAAATTGACACCTACTAAGCCTAATCGTCAAGGCTGGGTTCAGTCAGTATCGATTCATAATAAGACCGCAGGCGGAGCAATCTTCGAGACCGCTGGTCGTAAGTCAGGCGTTACTGGCAAGTTCACCCCACGCTTACAGGGAACACTTACAGGATCAGGGAAAATGCAAGGCCGAGCGATGTTCAAGGCTTATAAGGAAGATGAAGGCAAGGCTAAGGCAGGAGTTATCAAGGCTCTGGAGAAAGCCGCCGCTAAGTTCAATGGGAGAGCAAATTAATGGCTGAGTTACGCATCCCGATTATCGGTGAGTTCAAGGGTAAGAAGGCATTCGATCAGGCTGGCAAGGCTACTGGCACTTTAGATAAAGGCGTTAAGAAGTTAGGCGCCACATTACTTGCTACATTCAGCGTTCAGAAAATCGCACAATTTGGCAAGGCCGCCGCTAAGGCATTCATCGAGGATGAGAAAGCCGCCTCGCGTCTAGCGATGTCAGTAAAGAATTTAGGCCTAGCCTTCGAGACTCCACGCATCGAAGAATTTATAAGTCAGATGGCTAAGGCTTCAGGCGTCACGGACGACCAGCTTCGTCCATCGATGCAGCGCCTATTGCAGACGACTGGATCACTTAGTAAATCTACAGAATTATTAACTCAAGCCCTAGATATTTCTCGCGGATCTGGCGTCGATTTTGAGACGGTAGTTAATGATCTCAGCATGGCCTACGTAGGTCAGACTAGAGGACTTCGTAAGTACTCCCTCGGAGTTACTCAGGCAGAATTAAAGACCATGAGCTTCGCGGAAGTTCAGGAAAAACTTACTAAGAATTTCTCTGGGGCTAACGCTGCCTATCTTGAGACTTACGCTGGAAAGATGGGTATCTTATCTAACGCGGCAGGCGAGGCTTCAGAGAATATCGGTAAAGGTTTAGTAGATAGTCTGTCATTACTATCAGGCGATGGTAACTCTATTCAGCCCTTAGCAGATTCTATGCTTGAGTTCTCGCAATATATTTCAGATGCTATTACTGGTATTGCCGTCTTAATCAATAAAATTAAAGAGATTCCTGGACTTGATTTCTTATCTCAAAATCAAAATAAGATTTTAAGTTATCTTCCTAGTACTGGCATTATTAAACGAGCCTTTGACTCTCTCGCTAAATTTGGCGGAGAAGAGCCTACGCGCATGGGCGGATATCCTAGTTCTGCATTAGGTGGGACTTACATCGATCCTAACGATGCAGCTCGTAAGAAGGCAGAAGCAGCCGCAGCCAAGCGCGCTAAAGAATTAGCGTTAATGCAGAAGAAGACTCTCGACACACAGAAGAAGTCTCTAGCCTTACAGAAGGCATCGAAGACTCTCAATCTGGAAGCGATCAGCATCGAGGCAGCCCTTAAGGGACAGATCAGCGAGACAGATCGCCTATCCCTATTACTCCAGAAAGCAATTCTCGAAGGTAACGAATCACTAGCGACTAGGTTATCGGATCAATTACAGACAGCGATCGATCGTCAGAATGAGTTACGCAATCTCTTAGCCAATATCCCAGAAGCGCCTAACCCTTTCAGGAATTGGACTTTACCTGCCGATCTACTTAACTACACGGCTTCATCTCTCGGAGTATCTGTAGCACAATTACAAGCTGCGCCTGTAATGCCATCCTCTAATTTCTCAGATGCGGAAGCAGAATTAGCGGCGGCTTATAATTCTGCCGCGTCTGCGACTCAACAGTTAATCAGTCTGCAAGTTATTCTTGATGGCAACGAGGTTGGAAACGCAATTCAAGATGCATCAATTAATAACTCGCTCTCTGGATCTTTCAACACAGTTAATCGCACAGGGCGATTCGGAACCTTTAATATATGAGTCTTCCAGCCGCGATATCAGTATCCTTTGACTTCTCTCAAGGTGCGACATTCGGCTACCCTTTTACTATTGGCGATCCGATTAACGGCATTATCGGAGTATCTCAATTCGGCGCGAATGACGTGCCAGAGCCCGTCATCGATCTCAGCTCACAGACTCGCCAGATTAAGATCAGGCGCGGTCGGAATATCATGCGCGATACATACGAGGCAGGTAATTGCACAGTCCGCGTTATCGATCAGAATGGCGACTTCAACCCTCAGAATCCATCGAGCCCATACTTCGGTTATCTGACTCCACTTCGTAAGATTCGTGTAGCGGCTACTACTTCGACTTTCTCATCTTTCTTATTCTCTGGTTATGTCACAGACTATAAGTACACCTATCCAGTCGGACAAGAATTAGGTTATGTCGATATTACTGCCGCCGATGCATTCCGATTACTGGCGATGGCTAACGTCTCGACAGTAGTAGATACCCCAGCGGGGCAGACTACTGGCACTCGTATCGATAAGATCCTCGATGAAGTGGACTTCCCTCCTAGCCTACGCATTATCGATGCAGGATCTACGACAGTCCAGGCAGATCCAGCGACTACTCGATCAAGCCTCTCAGCGATTCAGGTGGCAGAATTTACAGAGCAGGGAGCATTCTTTATCCGAGCAGATGGAGAAGCTGAGTTTAAGGATCGAGCAGATGTAGTGGGATCTCTGGCGCCTGCGCCTATCCAGTTTAATCAGACTACAGGCATCCCTTACTCAGACCTTAAATTCGCCTTCGACGATAAGCTCATTATCAATAATGCGACCATGACTAGAGTAGGTGGCACTACAGTCTCATCCAGTAATGTCGATTCAATCGCTAAGTACTTCCCTCATGGAATGAACGTAGAGAATCTGATCGCAGAGACAGACGCTCAGGTTCAAGATATCGCTGATATCTATGTCGCTACTCGTGCCGAGACCACGATCCGCATCGATGCCATGACCATCGATCTACTCGATACAGACGTCCCTACCAATACGATCATCGGCCTTGACTATTTCGATAATGTACAGATCACTAACGTACAGCCAGATAATTCGACTATTGTTAAGACCTTACAGGTGCAGGGCTTAGCATGGGATATCACCCCTAATTCTATGCAATGCACAGTTACAACACTTGAGCCTATTGTAGAGGGATTCATTATAGGATCTTCCACATACGGTATAATCGATCAATCAATTATGGGATACTAGGAGAAAAACAATGGCAACAGGATTTCCAGCCTCGACGGGGCAAATCTTCACAGCGGCGGCCTATAACGGCCTAGTCACCTATGAAGTCTTCGCAGATCAGGTCAATGATTACACGGTAACGCTGGCTAATTCTTATCAAGTCCTCGTCCCAATGAACAAGGCTACGGCGATCGCGCTAAAGATTCCTACTAACGCTACAGCGGCTATCCCTGTCGGATCTGTTATCACTATTCTTAACGAGGGCGTAGGCGTCTGCACCATCTCAGCCGTCACCTCTGGCACTACTACAGTCCTATCGGCTGGAGCAGTAGCAGCAGCTCCTACCCTTGCTCAATATAAGTCTGCAGCCTGCATCAAGACTGGCACAGATACTTGGTACATCGTTGGAGCCATTGGGTAATGCTCAATAACATCGTAGGGCTATTGAATGATGGGGTGACTACACCCCCTAATTCTTATGAGTCGATTCAGACTGTATTGGTGGGATCGGGTGGTCAGTCTTCGATTTCTTTTACCTCGATCCCTGCAACCTATAAACACCTTCAGATTCGATGGATCGCTAGAAGCACTAATGCAAGTTTTCA